CAGGAGAGCACCGGGGTCTTGTCGGTTAATCCTGATAACCTAACGTGGTATCTGGTCAACGCCGTCCAAGAACTTTCAGCCGAGGTTGCGAGCCTCAAATCTCAACTTAAAGGAGTATGACCATGATTGAGAACACCCCTGAGCAGATCGCTCAACACTACAAAGCCGCCATGGATTCAGTAGACCTGATCAACGGCGGCAAGCCAGAGTTTATGTCTGATGCTGACTGGGCCGATTGCGTCAAGCGCAACAAAGAGCACTTGACCATTATGATTGCCAAAGACTTCTGGACTACGGAAGACCTGACTCCCCTTACGAACGCGGCGGCCTGAGCATGGAAAGCGCAAAAATCTCGGTGCAACTTTTGAATGCTATCCTCCAGTACCTTGGGAACCGTCCTTGGGTAGAAGTAGATGCACTAATCAAAGGCATTCAGAAGGAAGTGGACGAACAGGCCAAACCAACAGCAGAACCATAATGACTACCGCAGATCAAGTTAACGCTAAGATTGATTCTCACGTTGATGTCTGTGCTGTGAGGTACGAGGGCATTGAGCGTGAGATGCGCGGAGTTCATGCTCGCATCAAACGGCTTGAGCAGATCCTCATTACCGGCGGTGGAGCAATCATTATGTTGCTTCTGACAATGATGATAAAAGGGCATTGATGACTGAGAAATTGGAAGCCAAGTCGCAGTTGATTGAGAAGACTGCGTTTGCGGTGCTTCCAATTTTGTTCACCTGCGTGGTGTACCTGATGTCTGCGTTAGACAAACTCACGCATGAAGTCACTGTACTCAACGCCAAAATCTCCCTTGTTGTTACATCTGACAACAAGCAAGCGACCAACTCCGGTGCGGAACTGGCAAGGGAAAAGCTGCGGCAAGAGCTTGAGAAAGAGATTCAGCGCAACCGCGATATGATTCACGACAACCAAAAACACATCAGCATCATCGAAGATCGCATGGCAAGGAAGTGATGGAAGTTGTTGACCTTTTCTTCAAGGCATGGCCGGTTCTATTGGCAATCATCACACTTATTGTTGTGCTGTCTAAACTTGACCTGCGCGTAGCGGTTTTGGAAGAAAAGATGAAAGCCGCGTGGGAACAAATTAACAAGGCAAAGAATGGCTGACTTTACCCCTGCCTTTGAAAAAATGATCCACGACGAGGGTGGATACCAGTTGACTGACATTCCGGGTGACCGGGGAGGACAAACATATGCAGGAATCGCAAGGAAACCAAATCCCGACTGGGCAGGATGGCAGCACATTGATCGCAAGGATTTCGGATCGGCTACTCCTTTGGTTCGTGAGTTTTACAAGTCTAATTTCTGGGATCGTGTCCGAGGTGACGACCTTACGAACCAAGCTATTGCCGAGACAATCTTCAATTTTGGCGTCAACACCGGAACAGGCGTCGCAATCAAGCTCGCCCAACTCATCGTCGGAGTTACCCCAGACGGAGCCATCGGCGCAAAAACCGTCGAACGGTTGAACATCTGCACGGCTGAAAAGTTTCTTCCTGCCTACGCCCTTGCCAAAATCAGCCGGTACGCGCAGATCTGCAACAAAGATCGGTCTCAGTCTAAATTCTTATTAGGTTGGATCAATCGCACTCTGGCGGGGCTCAAGTAATGGACCTGATTGGAATTGGGAGCATCATTGAGGGCGTGGGTAAGGTCGCGGGCGATCTCATCACGACGGATAAAGAACGCCTTCAAATGGCGCTGGAAGAGCGCAAGTTGGACTTGGAAGAGAAGAAGATTGACCAAGCAACTGACCTTGCGCAAGTTGAGATCAACAAGATTGAGGCCGGTTCATCTAGCCTATTTGTCAGTGGTTGGCGTCCTGCTGTGGGTTGGATTGGGGTTCTGGGTCTGGCTTACCAATTTCTTGGCTACCCCCTAATGCAATGGCTCTGGGCTTTCGGTCAGGGAGTCGATATAATCCCAAAGGAACTGCACGCTCCGCCTGACTTAGACGTTGAGCAACTCATGACGTTACTTGCGGGTTTGCTTGGGTTTGGCGGCATGAGGTCTTTTGAGAAATCCAAAGGGGTGGCAGCAAAATGACCGTTGCGAGTGTCATGACGTATTCGTCGCTGGTTGATGACATTGCCACCTACCTTGAGCGCAATGACACGGCTACGCTAGACAAGATCCCGCAGTTCATTATGTTCGCGGAGCAGGTGCTCGCGTCTGAGATCAAGTTCCTCGGAAACCTGACGGTGGCTGACGGAACAATGACAATCGGCAATCCAATTCTGGACAAGCCTGCGCGGTGGCGCAAGACTGTGTCGTTCAACGTCACGGTAGCCGGCGAACGGATTCCGGTGTTCTTGCGCAAGTACGAGTACGTCCGGGAGTATTGGCCAAACGACACCCTGACTGGTGTGCCTGCCTTCTATTGTGATTACGACTACACGCATTGGCTCGTGGCTCCGACCCCGGCCGCGGCGTACTCGTTTCAGGTTCTGTACTACGAGCGCAATCAGCCGCTGGATTCGGCCAACCAATCCAATTGGTTCACGCAGTACGCCCCACAAGCCATGCTGTATGGAAGCCTGCTGCAGGCGATGCCGTTCCTCAAGAACGATGAGCGGATTCCTGTTTGGCAAGCAATGTACGACAAGGCGATTGCATTACTCAAACAGGAAGATCTGACGCGGGTCGGTGATCGTCAAACGGTGGTAAACGACTCATGAGTTACAACAGCCCATTTACTGGCAACGTCATTCAGCCGACTGACGTTTCTTATGCCGCCTACGCTCTAACGTCTGGGACCATTCAACTTGAGTGGCCACTGAACGGCAATGACACGGACTACGTCGCCGCGAGGGTCATGCAGATCAGCACGACCAGCACGGCGTATGAACTGTGGATGCCGCCGGCCAATCAAGTGTCGGTTGGTCAGGATGCGCTGATCTACAACACCGGCGGGGTCACGCTGACGGTCAAGTCCTTTGGCGGGGCCAGCACGATCGTCTCAATCCCTTCGACGGGTGGTAGTGCTCAGTACATCTTCGTCACATCCAATCCCACCACAACGGGGACGTGGGGCGTTATAGCGTTTGGTGCAACGACAACCAACTCCAACGCTGCGACGCTTGCCGGGTACGGCCTGACGGCGATCGGTGCCACGCTGAATCAATCGCAGCCGGTGACTACGTTTTCCAGCCCTTACACGGCTGTAGCGTCCGATCGTGCAAACACATACGTTTGGACTGGCGGTGCTGGTACGTTGACCCTGACCTCTGCTTCGACGCTAGGAAACGACTGGTTTTTCTTGGTTCGTAACGGCGGAACGGGGACGTTGGCAGTAACCCCGAGCGGCGGAGACCTGATTAACGGGTCTTCCTCATTGGATCTGCAGCCGGCTGACTCGTGCTTGATTTCAAGTTCGGGGACGGCGTTTTATTCAGTTGGCCTTGGTAAGAGCACTCAGTTTAACTTTACACAGTTGACCAAGGCGGTGACTTTTGCTGGTTCGCCGTACACACTGACTTCGGCGGAAGCGGCTAATGTTGTTCAGAAGTACACCGGGACGCTAACTGGCAACGTAGTGGTCAACCTGCCGCAGACCATTCAGGTCTACTACATTACCAACCAGACTTCGGGCGCGTACACGATTACGTTCCAAACTGGAGTTTCGGGTGGGTCAACGGCGGTGGTTCCTGCAGGCCAGCAGGTGATCCTTCTGTGCGATTCTGTGAACCTCTACAACGCATCAACGATCGCCGCCGGTGCCGCCACCCTCGCTCTGGCCAACGGTTCTGCTGGAGCGCCATCGTTGAGTTTTTCTTCTGAGGGCACAACCGGCGTCTTCAGGCCAACATCTGGAGTGTTCGGAATTTCAATTCTTGGAACGCAAAAGTTTTGGCTTGACGTTAATGGTATCCAAAGCGGTACTTTTTAATGACCGCCAAGGTTTTTCAGTTAGACACCAAGCCCGGCATCCAAAGGGATGGAACGGTTTTTGACGCCAATTGTTACAACGATGGCCGGTGGGTTCGGTTTCAACGTGGCCGGCCAAGGAAGGTTGGTGGGTATGCGGTTATTTCGGACCAGTTGACTGGTCCATCCCGCGGAGTTTGGGTGAATCCAAACAACGGGTTCAACCAGATCTTCAGTGGGTACAACAACGGTCTGCAGTCGCTTTCGGTTGACAACAACGGGGTGGGCTCAGGGATAACCAACTACACCCTGAGCAACTTTACGGCCAGCAACCTTAATTTGTGGCAGTTCGACGGGTTCTATGACGTTGGTAGCGGTGGAGTAGGATCAATCCTTGCCCATCCCGGCCAGAACCTTGCGCAGACTGATTCGACTGTTGATACGCCTGTTTTGATTGGCGACATCAGCGGTACGACTTTATCCCAAATTGGGATATTTACAGATGCCAATGCTTACCTGAACAGCACCACGACGGTATCGTTTAGCCAAGCAGACCCATTGATTGGTGCTGGCCAAACGGTAACCGGCACCGGCATTCCGGCCAACACCACGGTTGTTTCAAAGGTTGAGAGTGCTGACGTTCTATCGACGGTTGCGGTCACGGGGACCGGAGGGCAACTCTCCTGCGCGTCAACTTCTGGCCTTTTTATTGGCCAGACGGTATCGGTCACCGGAACAACTTCTCCTCAGGCTTTGGCAAGCGTAGCAATCACAAGCACGGGCGGTGCATTTTCTTGCACTGCAACAACCGGGTTGTACGTCAATCAACCGGTTTACGTTACCGGAACTCAAGCCGGGGTTGCTTTGGCAGCCGTAGCGGTTACAGGAACTGCTGGGCAGTGCTCTTGTACTGCAACAAGCGGGTTATTTGTTGGACAGGCCGTAGTAATCTCAGGCGTTCTCACGGGAACCGCCACGGGCATTTCGTCAGGTCTGACGTATTTCATCATTGCAACTGATGGAACGTCAACATTTACCCTGTCCGCAACGTCTGGGGGCACTGCAATCACGACCACTGCAGGCACCACAACCGGATTGGTGTTTACGGTAAAGCAGTTTACCGGGGTCACGTCGGGCTCGACCTATTACATTACAGCAACCAACGGGACCTCGACGTTTACGCTATCTGACTCAGTGGGTGGTCCGTCGCTGATCACAGCAACAAACAGCGTGTCCGGGTTGGTGTTCTCGGTCCCTAAGGACACTGGGTTGGCGTCTGGGACGACGTACTACATCATTGCCACCAACTACACGACGACGTTCACGCTGTCGGCCACGAGCGGGGGATCGGCCATCACGACGATCGTCAACTCGACGACTGGTTTGGTTTTCACGTTGGGGTCGTATACCAAGGTTGTGATTTCAAACGCAGCCACAACGAGCGGCAACTCGACGCTTACGTTCAATAACAACGTCGCTGTTTCTGGCGGGGTTGTAACCTTGCACCCTTACGTTTTTGTCTACGGCAACAATGGTTTGATTAGGAATTGTGCCGCAGGAAACGCTCAGGATTGGGTCTCAACTGATGCTAACAAAATCAACGTAGCCGCCGGTAAAATTGTCCAAGGGTTACCAGTCAGGGGCGGATCAAACGCGCCTTCTGGATTGTTTTGGAGCCTTGATAGTTTGATTCGTGTCTCTTATAT